GCCGATACCTCTACCTCAAAGTGCATATCGTCCGGCCTGCTCTTAAAGTCGCCGCCCCACTTAAGGCCGTACTTTTTAGCAAGGGCTCTAATCATTGGTATTTTTTCAGCCGGGAAAGTGTCGTACTTTCCTAGCGGATGCTTAGTAGCGTTTAGATCGATAGCCGTCCCGGATGAGTGACACGATAATTTTGTAGGGTTACCTCTCACCATGCGATAGGCGTAAGCCCAATCGTCAAACGTGCCCTCATCGATCGGCTCGATTAGCTCGTGAAATTCAGCCGCGAAGGCTGCGAGTAGTGGCCCCACACTCTCAGCACATCGCAGCTTACGATCCGTACCCTTTACAGGGTAGGACTTTATTTTGATTTCGGCCGGATCTTTAGAGGCCGGGTATCCGTTATAGCTTGTCTCCATTAAAGGCCAAGGGCTGCTAAATCATCGATACTTAAACCAAGGGCCGCTAGTTTTGCTTGAGCTGCCTCTTTTGCTGCGGCTCTATCTAAAATCGCCTGAGCTTCATTAGCTTTAACTTGCTCGATAGCTGCATCGACTTCGCTTTTAGTCGGTGCATCGCCCTCTAATTTATCCCAAACAATAGTGGAGTAATCATTGTTATCAAAAGAAAACTCAGCGTTTGGACGTAACAAAAAAATTGCTTTAACTAATTCTTGAGACATTTTTACGCTCCAATTTCTAAGGCAATTATGGACGATGTAGATCCTGCTTGCTGAGCCGCGGTAAAGCGGCTATCTGCTGTTGAGCTCATTTTTATTTGTGTTTTATATGTAGTTGCCGAAGTAGTTGCCGGAGAGTCTAAAAATGTAACAGGTGCATAACCCACCCAAGTAGCATTTTTTGGGCTGCTTAAAGTTTCTGCATAGATACCGAAAGATTGATCGTACAAACCTGAGTAATCTATAACTGGCGTAGAGTCACGCATTAAACGATAACCGGCGCTAGAATATTGCGCCGAGCCTGAGCTAATGTAGATATTTTGACTTATTAAAATCATAACTTTACTGGTGTTTAACGTAGGAGTAATTGTTATTGTTAAATTACTATCTGTAAAAGAGGTTGAGGCAATACTTTTTTCTGTAGAATTAGTTGCAGATACAACCTGTAAAACTTTACCGCCGCCGCCTGCCGGTGTAGTCCACACCGGAGCGCCGCCACTAACCGTTAAGACTTGCCCAGTAGTGCCTATTCCTAAACGATCAAAAGTACCCGAGCCGGTGCCTTTGATTAGATCACCTGCGGTAGTTATAGCCGTAGCCATAGAGTTAGTAATTGTTACGGTACCTGAAGTACCTCCGCCGCTAATACCTACACCTGCGGTTACGCCCTCTATGTCACCTGTAGCGCCTGAGGCCGCCCAAGCGGATCCGGTGTAATACCATAAAGAATTATTATCTTTTGTAAATGCAAACTGTCCTTCTTGAGGAGATGTAATAGCAGCGTTACGAGCTGCCTCACTTGCGAATACGTTAATACCCTGCATGAGGTAGCCGTTTACATCGCCGGCCGTTAATACCTCACCGGTTGTAAAGGTCTTAAAACCTAGACCAGCTGCCATTTCTTGCTCCTTAGTATGCTAATACGGAGGTATCGAGCACTCCATATAGTGATGAGTCTAATATAAAGCCGTCGATAATCGGCTCTAGTGTTGTAAATGTCGTTTTCCATGAGTTAGGCGTAACGCGGTGTACTACGCCAAACACTTGTAAAGTCTGTTGCAGGGTCGAGTTACCAGGCTGATTAGTCGTAACCTCTACCGGGTCAAAAAAATCTAGGCTAAGAGCTGCAAGGATGCCATCGTTATAATCATCCATATATAGATCAAGCTCGACCGCATCGCATCGAGTTTGAGTATCTTTACGGCTTGCTACGTAGGCCCGTGCGTAATCGAGTGCGGCTTGGTCTGTATCCATGACTAAATTAGTTTGGTTATATGAGTGCACAAAGTATTGCTCGATAGAGTCGTCATCTTGTGCGAGCTGAGCCGTACCGCCGATCTTAGTAATCGAGGCTGAGTTATAGACTTGAGTATCATCTAAGCGCCATACGGCGTTAAAGTAATTAATATCGGTGCCATCGTCATTAAATTTAGTTACCGGAAAAGCCTGCGACTCTATACAAAAGGCTCGATCGTGTAACTCTACGGATCCTCGGGCGTTAATATAGATAGCGCCATACTCCGAGATGGTTGCCGTTTGTAGTGCAGCTAAAGCGGTGCGAGGGTTGCCCGGGTCTGCCTGAAAGATGGTCGAGCCGTATTGGATTTCGCGCATTGATGGAGGCCAAGCGATCTCGTCGAGGATAGCGTTTACACGCTCGCCCGGTAGGTCGCCTGCCTCAGCTAGTGTCACCGTGCTAATCTGAGAATTTTGGAAAAGTCTAAAAGCATCGACCGCGGTTATAGTTGTATAAACTACGTCGGTCGCCATCTTAGGCGTTGTAGTTGTGTAGCTAGTAATAAAGCCGCTAAACATCGGATACTCGACACCTGCGTACGTGCCGGTGATCTGTACTTTACGTAGGGGAGTGAGTAGGCCGTAATAGGGCCCTGCCGCATTTTGAGGATTAAAATCGCCATTTTGATCGACGATACGCAGAGTTAGGGTACCTGTTTGGAATACGTCGGCTTGAGCGTTACGACCTCTCATAGTAGTAACGCCGTCTACTTGATTTGATACGTCTACGATCAAAGCCTCGGAGTCCGCTAATACGTTTGTGCCTAAAATACCTGTACCAAGGATCATCGCCTGAGCAAAAGACGGGCCGGTAGAAAAGTTAATAACCGCGTTAATTGTAGGGACGGTCATAACGTACCTGCCACCGTTAAGGGATCTCCGCCGCGGTTTAGTTTTTGGATCGTATCTTGTAGCAAAGTAGCAAACTCGTCAGGCTGAGCTATAACGCCTGTATTAAAATTAAGGTTATAAGTCGCCGCCGCTTGAGCTGCGTAACGTGCTCCACTTGCCGCGGCAGACATTGATAAACCTGAGGCTATACCCTGTGTAAAAGATCCTTGAGCTATTGCATCGGTAAGGGATACCTTTGCTAAAGATGCGGCGTATTCCGCCTCTGCTCTAGCTTGGTAATTAGCACCTCGCACGGCACTAGATATATCTGCACCATCGGTTAAAGCCTTAAAAAATTGATCTGTGACCATTTCGGAGGCAAAATTTACATCCTCTACTAATTTAGCAATTACCGGATTATTAACGGTAAAATCTTTAGTGTTTTTTGGAATTGTATAAACGGCTGCCGAGCTGCCTCCGTCTCCGCCTCCGCCTCCGCCGCCCGTGCCTGTTGATCCCACCGTGCCGAGTAATCTTATGTAATCTTGTAGAGCCTTAAGCCGCGCATCGTCTGCCTTTTTTTGTGCATCACTTACGCGGCTAATCATATTTAACTCCTCCGACTCTCGGAGTTTAGTAAGAGTCGTCGCAGCGTTAGAGGTTTTACTTAAAGATGCAAGGCGAGCGATTTCGGTTAGTTGGATCTGTACGCGCTCGCTATAACTTTCTTTAGCCGCTAACTCTCCGGCTTTAGTAATAGCCTCGTTATACTTACCAAACGCAATCTGCCGAGCTACCTCTTTATCGCTTTCGGCCATCTTGCTATCGTTAATAGCTTTTAGCTCTGTTAGTAGCTGAGTGTTTATAGCTGCAAGGGTTGCCTCGCTGATCTGAGTAATGCCCGCTAGTTTGGCTAAATCTGCGTTTTTTTGGAAAGCCGCTAGCTCGCCGATCTTACGTAATGCAAGCTCACCATTGTCCTCCTCGATAGCTTGTAAAGCCTCGAGGCGTAGGATCGTGTCCTTATCGTAAGTAGCACGTAGAGCCGCCGCGATAGAGATGCGGTTAGTGTCAAACACGGCCGCAGCCTTTGATAACGAAAGTTTATTTTTCTCTAGTAGCGCTGCCTTTTTAAGTAAAGCTAATCTTTCCTTTTCACGTTTAGCCGCTTCGGCTGCCGCCTTAGCCGCTGCCGCTGCATCTGCTCTTTGTGTATCTTGGTTGCTAGCTGATAAGGATCGATTACCAAAACCCTTTACGCCTCCGGTAAAAACAATATCTAAAGCATCTTTGAGGCTATAGCCATCTTTAGTTTTACCGCCAAAAAGTAAAGCGATAAAATCTCCCGTAGCTACGCTGAGTTTATTCATCTTGTCGATGAGCGGATCTAAACTGTCCTCGGATCCGGCTAAGCTCGTAATAGCACTAACTAAACCTCGGCCGATTTCCTCGGCAGCACTTGCAGCGGCTTCCTTTAGTACTCGCATCTTTCCCGTGTAAGTCGTCAGCTCGGCTTCACCTGCACCGGCAAAAGTCTTAGTCAATAATGCGACGGCATCGTTAAAGTCTAAAGTGGCTAACTCGCTCTGAGTAAGGCCTAAATTATATTTTTTTAACCCTTTTGTATTACCTACAACGGCCGCAGCTAAATCCTGATTAACTGTAAGTAAATCTTCGCCCGATCCGGCCGCAACATCTAGCGATAGATTTAATAGATCCTGCGCTTTAGCGGTATCGCCTGTAACGGTTATTAATTTTTGGAAAGACTCTCGTAAAATCTCGCCCTCATAGCCAAACTTTGCGGATATATCGCCAAGGTTTTTTTCAATAGTTGCGGTATCAAAACCTAGGCCAATATTTTTTAACACCATCTCTAATCGCTTAGCGGACTTTTCATTTTGCGCAAAAGCATTTACGGCATTTTTACCGTATGAGAGCATAGCTGCAGCACTAAAAGTAGCCGCAAAGGTTTTACCTAAAGATTGTACGGTTTTACCGAATGCGCTTATCTGTTTTTCACCTTTACCGAGGGCCTTACCGTCAAAGGTTGTAACGGCACTAACTAATAAATCGGGTAATTTTGGCATTATGCCGCCTTGTCGTAACGGCCTTGATTAAAGGCTGCGATCGTATTTTGGATAGCCTGTACTACGGCCGCTTGTGCGCGGCCTTGATTTTCTGCCCACGCTCTAAAAATTAAACGTCCGCGGCTATTGCCATCTCCATATAAAGGACCCATGCGGCTAATAAAATGAGCACCGGCACCCGGGTTATTTGATTTGCTATTAGAGTCTCCTCCGGGGTTTTTACGTCCGGCCGTTTCGTAAATTGATCCACTAGCCGAGGCGTTAGCTACGATGTACTGAGAGCTCCACCCGTTACGGTTACGCTTACTAGGAGCTTGAGAATAATAAATCCCTTTACGTGCTACCTCGGCTTGGTAAAGAGGAAAACGGCGTAAACTTCCCTCATTATTAAAAGTCCTAAACGCAGAGTTACGGGCCGTAATCTTTCGAGTGTACTTACCCTCGTCCCAGTTATAAAGGCCACCCGGAGCAGCGGTAGGCGCGTATTCTCGAGCCTTGTCACGTATCGGGATCATGATGCCTTTAATCTCTTTATTCATTTCTTTTAATAACTCGGGATCTATTTTACGCATCGCGCGTAGAGTCTCTTTAACGCCGTCTAGCTTTACCGACATTTTTGGACTCCTCCGCTTGCTCGTTTAATACTTTGACTAACATCTTAAACATCTCGGCATCTAAGTCGAGTATCGCTTGAGGCGCGACCCCTAACCGTATTGATAGTTGGGCTACCAAATGAGTTAGAGTGCCGCGCCCTAGCTTAAAGGCTCGTCGTCTAGTACCTCGACCTTTTTTAGAGTATCTAAAAACTCGGCTCCAAACATTGGTACGGTTTCGCCGGATGTACGTAAGCACTCCCACGCTAACCAATATACGTCGCTCTGTTTCTCGTCATCTCTAAAGGCTTTGTGAAAACCTTTTTTTGCGTATAACTCGAAGGCGTACTCAATACGTGGCGAAATTTGATGCTCTGTAACCTCGCCGGTAGCCCTTGTTATTTTGAGTCGTGCCATTTTTTGCCCCTTTGTTAGTTTGTTATGGTGCGGTTGTAATTACGATTGGTGAGTTACACGTAAACGTGATGCTCTGAGTACCGATATCTCCGACCGCGCCGTTAATATCTGTGGTGTTATTTACTAGGATTGTAGTTGCGTACTGAGGGTTAGTAGCTGAGGTAGTCGCGCTAGTTTGCTTTAGCGTGATTGGTACCGTTGTACCCCAAGCTGCCTGCAACGTAGCGTTTACGTTTGCTGCTGCGGTATCGCTTAAAAAGTCTAGAGAGATCGTACTAGTCTCCAAACCTTTTGTAAATTTTCTGCTCGAGTCACCCATCGCGGTTACCTCAAGCTCCTCGAATACGCGGTTAATTGTCGCGCTTGTTACGTGATCAGAGAGTGCAACCGAGTTAAGGGTTACGACTACTCCGTTTGATAGAAATACGGCCATCGCCTATTCCTCGCTTTTCTCTGTAGTAGGTGTGTGTGTTTTTGTTTCTTTTTTTGGTGCTTCAGTAATCTGTCCTACCTTGATAAGGAAGGCGATATCTTCATCGGTTAGACTCATGCTTAACTCCACTCGGTTAGTATTGAGATAGTAATGTCTGTAGTTAGTAAATCGCCGCTTTGTACTGTTAAAACACTTGGAGCACTTACCGCCCCAATATTCATAACGATTGGCGAAGCTGCTAACTTTTGGAATACGGCGCAAACCAAGGACTCGATACCTTGTAGGTTGCCTTGGTTATCGTAGAGCGGCACCGTGCAGATAATCCGAAAGGATGCCATCGGCGAAATATTGGCGTAGTCGTTATTGGTCGGTGTTATATATGGATCTGCCGGGCTAACGATTACGCTATTAGCCGTGATAGTTGCAGGCGGAAAACTATAGGTATTCCAAACGTTTGCATTAGCAAGGGCCGCAGCTAGTGAGGCACGTAAAGTAGTAATAGGTGCCGGCATTATCCGACCATCGCATTAGGGTTTGTATACCCGGCTATAAGTCCTCGTATCTTGCCGATCATGCTATTACCCATACGGTAAGGGCTAGGGCTAAATCCATCGATAGATACGCCGCCGGTTTGGCTAACCTGCCGGGCTTGGAAAATGTCTACGGCCAAGATCATCGCGGCTTCGCGTACGGCCGGAGTCGTTGCGTATGAGTTTGTCTTTGTATCCGCGCCAATGGCTTGGCCATAAGGTAGTACGCGCGTAAAATTAGCGTTAGCTGCGGTCTTAGCAAACTGTATAAAGCTATAACCGTTTGGCCAATTAAAAGCCATATTATTAAATGCTATCGATGGAAATTGCGTAGTAGTGCCGGCCGTCCACGGGATCGTGCCGGTAACTGTATAAGTGCCGTTATAAGTTGAGCCGCACCCACTCAAGGTTATGGAGTCCCCGGTGCTAAATATTGCAGGGTTAGCGATCATTACGGTAGCTACGTTATTTTGTAATGCGGTACCTACGACCGGTGCGGAGTCAAACCATAAAAATTGGTTTAGTAAATCCTGCGCAGCTTGGCAACAGGTCTCGACGATATCCGACGAGTAAAGGTTTTCGATGCCGAGGTTAGCGCGTAGCTCGGCTTCGGTTACGTACGTGGCAGGCATCTTATTCTCCTTACTTACTAGGGCCGGTACCCCTCAAAGGGCTAAGAGGGGTACCGACTATTAGTGGTTTATTTAGTTAAGGTTAAACTTAACAAT